ACATAAGGGTGATATGCTTGAAAGTAAATTTGAAAAGAAACTAGAGTTTTTTAAAGATAAAAACTTTAGTAATATAAAGTGATAATATGTATTTACAAACATGCTTTGATGTGTTACTATTCAAAGAACATAAATTGAAAGGTTAATTATGGAACTAAATGAAAATGCTTTGCAGGTCTTAAAGAACTTTGCAACTATCAATCCAAACATAGTGGTTGAATCTGGGAATATTATTCGAACTCTTTCTGAGGGTAAGAATGTATTTGGTAAAGCCGTACTCGATATAAACTTCCCACAGAAGTTTGGTGTATACGATCTTAACGAGTTTTTGAATGTTATTGGACTTGTAGATAAACCAGCAATGTCTTTTGAGGACACTCATGTACTCATTAAAGACCAATCAGGTCTATCTAAGGTTAAGTATTTCTTTACTGACAGTGAATACCTCACTACGTCTACTAAAGACATCACTATGCCAGACACGGAAATTAATTTTGCTATCTCAAATGATACGCTAAATAAGATTAAACGTGCCGCTGGTGCGTTAGGTCATTCGACTTTATCCATTCGTGCAAACAATGGTTCTATAAGTCTAACTGTATTTGATGAAGCTAATCCTACATCAAACACTTTCTCTATCGATGTTGAAGGAACATATGACACTGATGAGTTCAATGTTGTTTTAAGTATCGCTAACATGAAACTATTACCAGGAGACTATAAGGTAGAAATCTCGTCTAAACTAATCTCACATTTTATCAACACAACTTCTGATGCAGAATATTGGATAGCATTAGAAAAATCATCAAAGTATGGAGCATAATTATGGCATCTAAAGTAGCCGAACAACAAGATCACTCACAGGTTTATGACCTTTCAAATCGTGTAGCACGTAGCTGTATCGCAGTAGTCGATACATTAACCCAACGTGGTGCATTTAAAGGTGAAGAACTTTCAACAATCGGTGGTCTTCGTGATCAAGCGGCACAACTAATTCAAGTAGCCGAAGCTTTTCAAGCAGAGAATGCCGCTAACAAAGAATAAAGAGTTTACATACCGCTCTAATTGACTTACACTTACAAATTATTTATATTATGGAGAGCACAATGACTAAAGACTTTTTATGGGTTGAACGCTATCGTCCTACTAACATAGCTGATACTGTTTTACCTAAAAGCCTAAAGAAAACCTTTCAAGCTATAGTAGATTCTGGTGAGATGCAAAACATGCTTTTCACTGGAACTGCTGGCCTTGGTAAGACTACTGTGGCTAAAGCGTTATGCAATGCAATCGGATGTGATTACATTGTTGTTAACGGAAGTGAAGAAGGTAACATTGATACGTTACGCGGTAAGATAAAGCAGTTTGCATCTTCTATATCACTTACTGGTAGCTACAAAGTTGTTATTCTTGATGAGGCAGACTATCTTAATCCGCAATCAACACAACCAGCCCTTCGTGGGTTTATTGAAGAATTCAGTAACAACTGTCGTTTCATCCTTACTTGTAATTTTAAAAACCGCATTATTGAACCATTACATTCACGTTGTAGTATATATGAATTTAATACGACTAAGAAAAACCTTGCATCATTAGCTGGTCAATTCATGGCGCGACTAAAGTATATCCTTGATGAAGAAAACGTTAAGTATGAAGACAAAGCTTTAGTGCCAATTATTATGAAGCATGCACCAGATTGGCGACGTGTTGTCAATGAAGCACAAAGCTTGTCAATGAGTGATAATACAATTCATAACATTAATAATTTAGCCGAAAGCAGTGCTGACTCGTTTAAAGAACTTATGCATCATCTAAAAAATAAAGACTGGAAAAAAATGCGTGGATGGGTGGTTAATCACCAAGACCTAGACACTTCTGCTATAATTCGTGGTATATATGATAGCATGCTAGACTATCTAAAACCTGCATCAGTACCACAACTTGTGTTAATACTTGCTGATTATCAATACAAGTTTGCCTTCGTTGCAGACTATGAAATAAACTTGGTTGCTTGTATGACTGAAGTTATGGATTTGGAGTTTTTATAATGAACCCATTTGAATATTTAAACGCTATAAATTCAAGCAAAAAAGATATTATGGTCGATGATATTACTGAGAAGGCGTATGCGCCTTTTATGATTAATAGATCGCTATCTTACTTTCAAGACACTGTATTTTTTGCAAATGTGATGAATCAGTACCATCATCTTGATAACAAACTGCAATTTGATTTTCTTATAAATACGATTAGGAAACGAAAACGTTTCTCTAAATGGATTAAACCTGAACTGAATAATGACATGGACGTCGTGAAAGAATATTATGGTTATAGCAATGAAAAAGCTCGCCAAGCACTCACACTCTTATCATCTAGTCAAGTTGCAGAAATAAGAAAAAAGGTGAGTAAAGGTGGAAGAAAATAAAATAGTTCATTGGACTCCTACAGATATGTTAGAGATCTTATTAAATGAACCAGACGACTTTTTAAAAGTTCGTGAAACGCTAACACGTATTGGTGTGGCATCAAGAAAAGAAAATAAACTGTATCAGTCATGCCACATCTTGCATAAGCAAGGTAGGTATTTTATTGTACACTTTAAAGAGTTGTTTTTACTTGATGGTAAGAAAGCTAATCTTGAAGAGAATGATATTAATCGTAGGAATACAATTGCAACTTTGCTTAGTGATTGGGGTCTAGTCTCATTCGCTGTAAAAGCTGAATTAGATTGTGCACCATTAAGACAGATTAAAATCATTCCTTATAAAGAAAAGACTAATTGGGAGCTATGTCCGAAATACAATATCGGTAATGGTTGATGTTCGATGAAACATTCTTAACGCATGTCAGGAATAGGGATTATTATTGCAGTAAACCTTATGACACAATTGACTATGATATGTATGACTTCACAAAGTATTTGGTATCGCATCCTTTAACTTTAACGGATTGGGTTAATCATAGGAAACGTGTAACTTTACGTGATATGCATTTACGAAGTGGTACACCATCTTTTGCTAAGGATATTCATAAAGCCCTAACAAAAACGTTTCATAAAAACCATATTACCTTGTATGGATTTGCAGGGTTCACTTCCGATAGTGAAAGCCATAGTGTCCATAGAGATAAAGAAGATGTGTTGTTTCTTAACGTCATAGGTAGTATTAATTGGAGTATATGGGAATCAGAAGACTGGAAAGACTATACAATAGACGCAATTACTGATTGGTCAACTGGTGTCGTGAAGTTTGACAAGGTGTTTACTCCTGGTGATCTAATATGGATACCACGTGGCACATGGCATTTGATTAAACCACATTGTGCGCGTGTAGGCTTTTCATTCGGAGTAGAAGGTGACATAGATCCTTCTACTTACATATAAATTCTTTCTTACTTAGAAATAAAAAAAAGGTTGACATCCCTTTATAATTCTGATATAAATACAGACAGACTAACTATGAACAATTTGTAGTAGTCTAATATACGTGAGATGCAGAAATCTGGTCTCATAAATCTTGCTTGTAATTAAGGAGAAACTAAATGACAGGCTTAACTCACACCACATTATTTCCACGTGCATCATTCGTTGGATTTGACCACCTCTTTAGCGAACTAGACCATGTTGCAAGACATGCAAAAGATCATTACCCACCTCATAACATCATCAGAATTGGACAATCAGATTTTTTGATTGAATTGGCTGTTGCAGGTTTCGGTGAAGATGAACTCGACATAGAAGTGAAAGATCGAACATTGAGCATAACTGGTGAGCATATATCAAAGGGGAGAGACTTCGTACATCGTGGTATATCTACGAAGAAGTTTAGACGAACCTTTAGACTGTCGGAGCACGTAGAAGTGCATGGAGCCGATATTCAAGACGGCATACTCGCAATTAACTTGAAGTATGTTATCCCAGAAGATCAGCGTCCTCGTAAAATTAACATTGGAAAAAACGAGGAATCCAAAAATGACACATACAATACTACTAGTAAACAACTACTTAACGAATCCCCTAACTGATGCGATCATGGCAGTGTGCCGTTTTTTCAAAGGTTGTCTTGAATCTCTGATTGAGGCTCGTCAAATACACGCCAATTTCTACATTGCAAAACTATTGCATGAAAAAGATTACTACAAGACGCATTCATTCCATGCAGTGTATACAGCAGTGAATGAAGGTAAATTAGAGGACTTGAAGAAATGAAACTTTTAACGGCAGTCACATCTGCAATATCCGGTGTCGTATTATCTGCACAAAAACCTGCCGACTATCGCAGAACGATAAAAGACTTATCTTCGCTTACAGATTATGAGCTAAGAGATATAGGTATCTACAGAGGCGACATCGAGACTATCGCCATGTCGAAAGAACCCTATGTTAGGCGTAGACGCTTCTTCTAAGTGGTATATATAGCTACTATGATAGGCCAAATACTTGGCCTGTCACTTAAAACACATTGGAGTATATTATGAAACAGCAATTAAATGAAGTTGGTACAAGAGTAGAAGTAAGTCGCAGACTTGTTAGTGCAGCCATAGATTTAAGCAAAGAATTAAGCACTGAACTGCATGAAGTCACCTATGATGACGGAAACACGGCTATGATTGAAGTTGTTAGAAAGGTAGATTTGTAAGTCATAAGGAAGATTGTAATGAGCGTTACGGATTACACTGTATCACCAATAACTATACAAGAAGCTACACCATTTGTTGTTGATTGGCATTACTCCAAGAACACAAATGGCTTGGCTACTCGTTTCTGTTTCGGTCTTTTTGATAAGGCTGAAATGATTGGTGTTATGATATATGGGTATCTAGGCATGGCAAGTGTTTGGAAGAAGTATGGGGAAGTTGAAACAGACGTTGTTGAACTAAGACGATTGTGCTGTATTGATGATACTCCGAAGAATACCGAAAGTTACTTCATATCTCAGACAATCAATTGGTTGAGACAGAACACAGACTGTAAAGTTGTTGTCAGTTATGCTGACAGTATGCAAGGTCATGTAGGCACTATATACTATGCATCAAACTTTTACTATTTGGGTATGACTGCAAAGGGTAGATCGATAAAGATTAAAGGTAATGATCGTCTGTATCACGAAAAGACAATACGGACGTACTACACACCTAAGAATGGCGAGAGGCGTCTTAAACCATACGCACAAAAAATTAAGGAACAGCTAGAGAACGGCGAAGCAGAGTACGTTCATAGTAAAGGCAAACACATATTCGTATATCCTCTCAATAAGAAGGAAAGACGGAAGTACAAAATGAAAGCAACGAGTATCAAATATATTATATAGCTTTACAAGTATACTAAATTATGATACAATGCTTACAAATAAGGAGTTTGCGTTTTGAGTTTTTACACATCAGTTGAGATTATTGGTAATCGTATTGCCTATAGAGGTTACAATGATTTAGGACGTCCTATATCAAACAAGTACAGTTATGAACCGACATTGTTTTTTCCATCTGCCGAAGACACTGGTTGGAAATCTATGTATGGTGATGATGTTAAACCTAGAACGTTTGGCTCTCCCAATGCAATGCGAGACTTTATTAAAGAACAATCAGAAGTGGCAAATCCTACATATCATGGTATGGACAGAGTTGTTATGCAATTCATTCAAGACAAGTTTCCTGGTGAAGTAAGCTTTAAGAAGTCTCATATGAACATTGTCAACTTTGACATTGAGGTACATTCTGAAGATGGGTTTCCTGAGCCAGAAGACGCTCTACATCCTGTCACGGCTATTTGTTGTAAGTCTTCTCGTAATAGCATCTATCATGTTTGGGGTTGTGGCGAGTACGATTATAATAAATCTCCGCACAAGAATCTTCTTATACAATACCATAGGTGTAATGACGAAATTGATTTACTTACTAAGTGGATTACATGGTGGAAAGCAGACTATCCTGATGTTATCACAGGTTGGAATATCCGCTTCTTTGATGTGCCTTATCTAGTCAATCGTATTGAGCGACTTGCCTTAGAACACGATATGGATATTTCTTCAAAGAGTATGTCTCCTTGGAATGATGTGCGTCAAAAGACTGTACGTCTTAAATTCAAAGAGATGAAATCTTATCAACTCATGGGTATCAATCAATTAGATTACCTAGACTTGTTTCAAAAGTTTGGATACAGTTTCGGACCTCAAGCGTCGTATCGCCTAGATCATATTGCCCACGTTGTGGTAGGTGAAAAGAAGTTGTCTTATGAAGAGTTCGGTAGCCTTCGCAACTTATACAAAGAAAACCACCAACTTTACATAGACTATAATGTAAAAGACGTAGAGCTTATTGAGCGTATAGACGATAAGATTGACTTGATGGGATTAGCCTTGACTATGGGCTATAAGGCTGGATGTAATTTGTCTGAAGTTTTCGGTACGACTGCAATATGGGATAGTATTGTCTATAGAGCATTACATGATCAAAACATTGTTGTCCCACGTGCAAAATCACATAAAGTCCTTTCGTCTATCGATAGTACATTTCCTGGTGGCTACGTCAAAGATGTCACCCCTGGCATGTATGATTGGGTTGTGAGCTTTGACCTTGCGTCTCTATATCCTAACATAATTGCACAATGGAATATGTCACCAGAAACGTTGACCATAGATCCTGATAGTAATCATTCTATGGCTGCGACAGGTCAGCGTTTTGACAATAGTAAGAAAGGTTTTATGCCTTCTCTTATTGAAGAATACTATGATGATCGTAAGCGTTCTAAGACACGTATGCTTGAAGCGCAGTCAGAGTACCAAATAACACCTACCAAAGAACTTGAGCGTGAGATTGCTACTTTGACTAATCGTCAAATGGCTATTAAAATTCTTATGAATAGTCTATATGGTGCGATGGGTAATAAGTATTATCGTTACTTTGATTTGCGTATTGCAGAAGGTGTGACAGTCACAGGTCAACATGTTATTAAGTCGTGTGAAAAGGTTATCAACCACGAGTTAAATAAAGTCTTAGGCACAAAGAATACAGATTATGTTATCGCTATTGATACAGATTCAGTATATGTTAATATGAATGACTTTGTGAATAAGTTTGGTGTTACACATGATCGTGCAGTCAAGTTCATAGACAAATCATGCAAGGCACATTTCGAACCAGCGTTTGCTAAAATGTTAAGTAAGATGCGTACTGATCTAAATTGTCTCGGTGATCGTATGGAAATGGATAGAGAAGTTATTGCTGATCGTGGTATTTGGTTGGCAAAGAAACGTTACATTCTAAACGTACATAACTCTGAGGGTGTGCAATATGCAATACCAAAGCATAAGATTATGGGTGTCGAGGCTATTAAGTCCTCTACACCGCAAGTGTGTCGTGATAAGTTTAAAGAAGTGTTCCATGTTATCCTTGAAGGTGAAGAAACGAAAACACAGGACTTTATCAGAGACTTTCGTAAAGAATTTAATAGTCTTCCACCTGAGGATGTGAGTTCACCACGTGGTGTATCAGATATAGGTAAGTGGGAAGATAAGACAAAGATATATGCAAAAGGTACTCCGATAAATGCCAGAGGCTCTTTGTTGTATAACCATCACGTAAAGAAGAATAACTTGCACAAGAAGTACGATTATATTAAAGACGGAGAAAAGATTAAGTACGTGTATTTAAAAACTCCGAACCCTATTAGAGAGAATGTGATTGCATATCCTAATGAGCTTCCTAAAGAGCTGAACTTGCATCCGTACATAGATTACGATAAGCAGTTTCAGAAATCTTTCTTAGAGCCTATGACAATGTTCCTTGATGCGTTGGGTTGGACTGATGAGCCTGTATCCGACTTAAGTGATTTTTTTGGATAAACATACTTTACAAAACGAATGGACTGTGCTATAATAGTAAAATTATTATGAGAAAGTGAACTTATGAAAGATGTGAATTACTCATTGACACTGTTTAACAGTCTCTTTGATACTAAGACAGACAAGCGTGTCGATATAAAGAGCTTTGACCAGTTTGAACGTCTTCTATATAAACTATCTACTGTTGAGTTGCCTGATAAAAAGTCAGCCCAACTAATGTCGCCTGCTACTTACTCTACAGATACTACACGCAAAAATGACAGTGTATTAACTTGGGCAAGTTGGGCGGCAGTAGATGTAGATGATATGGTTTTTGATGGTGACGTGGAGACTATTTTAAAAACACGCTTCAAAGAACATAGATTCATTTGTTACAGTACGGCAAGCAGTACAGAAGCACAACCAAAGTTTCGATTAGTGTTTCCCCTTACTTGTGATGTACACAAAGATGATATAAAGAAGTTGTGGTATGCTTTACAGACAGAGCTAGGTGATCTAGGTGATAGACAGACTAAAGATTTATCTCGTATGTATTACATCCCTGCAAAGTATAAAGGAGCTAATAATTTTATTTTTAGTCACCTTGATGGATCAGACATAGACCCCGATGGGCTAATAGCAAAACATCCTATGCCTGAACGCTCTAGTTCAAATAGTTTCTTTGATCGTCTACCATCAGGCATACAGTCGCAAATAGTACAATATCGTAAAGATTCTATGGATGCGACATATGAATGGTCGTCATATCAGAATTGTCCGTTTTGGCCTAGAAAGCTTGCGGCAGAATACACGTCTATAACATCAACAGGCTGGTACAGTAAGATGTATGCCATAATGATTGCAACAGCTGGCAATGCAACAAAAAGCAAATACCCTATTAGCGCATACGAGATTGCTACACTGTGTCAACAGTTTGATCTTGAAAATGGTAATTGGTACGAAAATCGCCCACTAGATAAAGAAGCTGATCGTGCTTTAGAGTACGTCTATAAAAATATGTAAAGGAATAACTATGACATTAAATAAAGAAGGTGTAACTGTTGTAACAATTGTCTTGCCAAATGGTGCAGAGATTGTTGGCAGATACACAAAAACTCAGAAAGACCAGTACATACTATACAAACCTCGCCTAGTACAAGCTGGCGATTCTGCATTATCATTTGTTCCTGGTATCTGTATGACAGGTGCAACAGAGCCGACAGAAGTTGCCTTTAAATTTACGAGTGTGATGTTCATGGTAGAGACTGACCCTACGATTGCAAATGCATGGCGTGAAGCAACAGGTACAAGAAATGTTATCGTACCAGAGAAATCAGCGTTGATTATGTAATGAAAAAGATAGGCTTCACTGCATCCACGTTTGATCTATTACATGCAGGTCATGTAGCCATGTTGAGAGAAGCAAAGTCTCAATGTGACTACTTGATCTGTGCGTTGCAAGTAGACCCTAATGTAGATAGAAAAGAAAAGAACGTTCCTATTCAAAGTATTGTAGAGAGACAAGCCCAACTGTCAGCAATAAAGTATGTTGATGAAGTGGTAGTCTATTGTACCGAAGAAGATTTACTTGATATAATAAATATGTATCCTATTGACATCAGAGTTCTTGGTGAAGAATATCGTCAAAAAGAATTTACAGGTAAAGACGTGTGTCGCAATCGTGGCATTGAATTGTATTTTAATAAAAGAGATCATCGCTTTTCTACGACTGATCTAAGAAAGAGAGTGCGAGATGTTTAAGCACATTGACATGGATGTACTTATAGGTGAACTTGATTGTGAAACTTTACCTACAGGACGAACTTACAGAACACCAGAGGGAAAGAAATATCCATCAGTAACTACTGTGTTAAGTGAAGAATCTAAAGCTTCTATCATGGCTTGGCGTGCCCGTGTAGGAGCAGAAGAAGCTAATAAGATTTCATATCAAGCATCTACAAGAGGGACAGCGGTTCACCAGTTGGCAGAAAACTATGTTAATAATATGGAAGATTGGAAAGATGGTGCTACGCAAAATAACATTCATTCATTCAATGAAATCAAGCCAATACTAGACAAGCATGTAGATAATATCTATGTGCAAGAAGCGTCGTTATATAGTAACAAACTAGAAGTTGCTGGTACAGTAGATTTGATTGCAGAATGGGACGGCGAGTTGTCTGTTATTGATTATAAAACATCTCGTAAACCAAAGAAAGAGGAGTGGATTCAGAACTACTTTATGCAGGCTTCTTTTTATGCGTGTGCATGGTATGAGTTAACAGGTATGGTAATTAAACAAAGTGTTATTGTTATTGCAGTAGATCACAATGATCCACAAGTATTTCGTCAACAAACTTACGACTACTTGAAAGATTTCATTAAAGTCAGGGCAAAATATAAAGAAAAGTATGGTATTTAAGGTATACAAGCTGTGTCATATGTGTTATACTGTCGAAAATATTAACAAAAGGTTATATTATGAGTGAAGAAAAATTTAAACTAGGCATAGTCGGTCACGGCTTTGTGGGTAAAGCTGTAGACTACGGATTTACACATCGTGACGTAGAAATGTTTTATGTAGATCCGTTATATAATACAAGCATTGATGATCTAGTAGAGTGGCAACCTAACATCACATTTATATGTGCGCCTACACCAATGGACGATACTGGCGTAGTAAACGCTACTATTGTTGAAGATGCTGTCTTAAAGCTGATACAACATACAAAAAGTGGCATTGCTATTAAGTCTACTGTGACACCTGATGTAATGCAACGATTAGCTTTTACAGCATCCCAGCTAGGAGCTGATAGTAGATTTGTGTATAACCCAGAGTTCCTTACAGAAAACAATTCTAAGGCAGAGTTTGTGTCACCTAAGTTTAATATATTTGGTGGAACATTAGAAGCTATTGATGGATTGTTATGGGCTTACGATGTCTTCTCTATGTGTAATATGGAAAAGGTCGTAAAAATGAGTCCAGTAGAAGCGGCATTTGCAAAATATGCAATCAACTCTTTCTTAGCGACTAAAGTGACGTTCTTTAATCAGTTGTATGATGCTTCTGAATCTATGAACGTTTCATATAAGCGCATACTAAGAGGCATAGAAGCTGATCCTCGTATAGGTGGCTCTCATACCAAAGTGCCTGGATTTGATGGTAAGCGTGGCTTTGGTGGTGCTTGTTTTCCCAAAGACACTAAGGCATTTAACAAAGCTTTTAATCGCTTCACCCTTCTTGATAATGTCGTCACAATTAATAACGAATATCGTAAAGAATACAATTTGGACGATAGAGAAAAAGCACAGAATATTAACTATGAAACGAAAGGAAATGATACATGAGTATTATGGACAAGCTAAAGACTAACAGCAGGATTAAAGCTACAGATGTTCTTGCAGACTCGAAAATATTTAATACAAAAGAGCAAACATCGACTAGTGTTCCTATGGTGAACGTTGCATTATCAGGTGACGTAGATGGTGGATTAAATGCTGGATTGACAGTATTAGCAGGACCTTCTAAGCACTTTAAAACTTCATTCGCATTATTAATGGCTGGAGCATATCTTGATAAACACAAAGACGCAGTAATGTTATTTTATGATTCAGAGTTTGGTTCACCGCAATCTTACTTCGAACAATTTGGTATTGATACTACACGTGTAATGCACACGCCTATCATGGACATAGAACAGCTTAAGCACGACATCATGTCACAACTAGAAGGCATAGAAACAAAAGACAATGTGGTTATTGTTATTGACTCTATAGGTAATATGGCTTCTAAAAAAGAACGAGACGATGCTCTTGACGAAAAATCAGTTGCTGATATGAGTCGTGCAAAGCAGTTAAAGTCTTTGTTCCGTATGTGCACACCTTACTTGAAGATAAAAAATATCCCATTATTAGCAGTCAATCACACATATCAAACTCAAGAGATGTTCTCTAAGGCAGTTGTGTCTGGTGGCACTGGTATATATTACTCTGCTGATAACATATGGATATTAGGCAGACGTCAGAATAAAAAAGGCACAGAGATTGAAGGTTATGACTTTGTGATTAATGTTGAGAAGTCTCGTTTTGTTAAAGAGAAATCTAAGATACCGATTACTGTGTCGTGGGATGGTGGAGTAGAAAAATATTCTGGTCTATTAGAGGTTGCCCTAGCTGGTAATTATGTAGGCAAACCTTCTAATGGATGGTATTGTCGAATTGATCAAGAAACAGGCGTATTAGAAGACCCTAAAGTGCGTGAAAAAGATACACTTAACACACAGTTTTGGAAACCTATATTTGAAAATACAGACTTTAAGGAGTTTATTATGAAACAGTATCAAATTGGGCATAAGTCCTTAGTAGATATGGATGCTATTATTGATGGAGATACATCGTGATAGAATGTTTACTTGTCGGAGGTTTATTCTATATTGCTGGAATAGACCTCTATGAAAAACCTTACATGTTGTCAGTTAATAGCATTGTGAAAGTTACTGAACACAGTGAGCAAGCATATTTTAGTTCAGAAAACACATATAAGTTTACAGCGATATACACTGTAAACTCGCCTGAACCAATGATAAAAGAAGACGCATCAATGATAAAAGTCCTAGAGAGCTTAGTACGATGTGAAAAATTGCTTGGCGAAGACGTTTGAGCTTTACACCTATTAAGGAATATGATATAATGAATTTAATTGAAAATGAAGACTACGAACTAATTCCAAAAGATGTAGAAGGATGGGATATACGCATCTTAAAAGGTGATTACGTAGAGACTGTAATATCATTCTCTACGCTAAAATTGGATGAAGTGACGGAATCTATTAGGTTTAGTTTTGATATAGTTTCATCACCTAATACAGAATTGACAGTTGACAACAATCAATTCAATCGTTATGTAGGCGGAATACTAGGAAATATTTTAGAAATAGGAACGACGAATGATACAAACGGAAGCCATAAACCTAGAGCAAACGATACTCAGGAACTTATTAACTAATGAAAAATTCACACGTAAAGTTTTGCCTTTCGTTAAGCCTGAATACTTTCAAGGTGTGTATACGCAGTTGTTCAAAGAAGTGGGTAAGTTTGTTAATAAATATAATAAGCTCCCACAACTTGAAGAGTTTAAGATTGAACTAGACCAGAACGATCGCTTTGGTGATAACAATTATGCTCAAGCTATGGAAATACTACCCCACGTCTTTAAAGCAGAAGATGTTAATCACCAATGGATTTTAGACACCACTGAAAAGTGGTGTCAAGATCGTGCAATATATAATGCTATTATGCAATCGTTTACTATAATTGATGGTAAGCATGAGACGTTAAGTAAAAATTCTTTACCTGACATCTTAACTGATGCTTTGGCTGTATCATTTGATACTAATGTTGGTCACGACTACATAGAAAATGTAGAAGAACGTTTTGATTTTTATCACTCACAAGAAGAAAGAATACCTTTTGACCTTGATTACTTCAATAGAATTACAGGTGGCGGTCTACCAAACAAGACATTAAACATTGCTTTGGCTGGCACAGGTGTTGGTAAATCATTGTTCATGTGTCACGTAGCGGCTGGTGCTTTGTGTCAAGGCAGAAACGTACTGTATATCACAATGGAAATGGCAGAAGAACGCATAGCCGAACGTATTGATGCAAACTTATTAGATATGCCTATTGGTGATCTTGATACATTGACTAAGACTATGTTAAAAGATCGTGTTACTAACATTAGACGTGCTGGTAATGGTAAACTTATAATTAAAGAATACCCTACAGGGCAAGCAAACACTTCCCATTTTCGTGCGTTACTAAACGAGTTGAAGTTAAAGAAGAAGTTTGTTCCTGAAATAATCTTTGTTGATTATCTTAACATATGTGGCTCTGCACGGATGAAGGCAATGGGTGGATCAATTAACTCATATACATATATCAAAGCCATAGCAGAAGAGATGAGAGGACTTGCAGTTGAATTTAACTTACCGATTGTGTCTGCAACGCAGACGACACGTACTGGTCACACTAGCTCAGATCCTGGGCTTGAAGATACGTCCGAGTCTTTTGGATTACCCGCAACAGCCGACTTAATGTTCGCTCTAGTATCTACAGAAGAACTAGAAGATCAAGGTCAAATTATGGTCAAGCAACTTAAGAATAGATACAACGATCCTAATAAAGATAAACGTTTCTTAATCGGTGTAGATAAAAGCAAAATGCGTCTGTATGACGTAGAGTTGGGTACAGAAGGTATCATAGACGATAGACCTGTATTCGATAAGTCTCAAGTCCAACAAAAGTTTAACGAATTTAAAGTAGGATAATACTATGAAAGTAAAACTAATAGCATGTACACAACCTATTAAAGGTGCGATTATAGGCATTGATAGTATGCAAGACTTGATTTCGTATTGTGCAAAAGTATCTAATCCTAGCGGACAGATGAATATGGAATCTGCTGACAAGCTTTTAAATTATCTTATGAAGCATAAACATTGGTCGCCATTTGAAATGGCGTCAGCTACGATAGAAATAGAAACTACACGTGACATTGCACGCCAGTTACTACGGCATCGGTCAATGGCGTTTCAAGAGTTTTCACAACGTTATGCTGATCCTCGGAGCATGGAAACCTCATTTGTTGTGCGTGAGGCACGTATGCAAGACCCTAAGAATCGTCAAAACTCTATACCGACTGATGATATTGTATTAAAAGCTTGGTGGGATGCTCAACAGAAATTCTTACTTGAACATACCAAACGCATATATAATGAAGCTATAGAGTATGGTATTGCCAAAGAGCAGGCACGTTGTATCTTACCAGAAGGTAATACAGTGTCACGATTGTATGCAAACGCTTCTATTCGGTCTTGGATACATTACATCGAATTACGTTCTGGTAATGGAACACAATTAGAACACATGGAACTTGCACGTGCTATAGCCTATGCAATCAACATACAGTTTCCTATGATTAAGGAGTTTGTTAATGACTGAGATCAATCTACGCAATAAAGCCTTGTTAAGTACACTAGATGGTTTTATTGATGAGTTCTTTCATACAAAAGGATACGATAATCCTGAACATGTGATTTCTGCAAAAAAAATTAGAACAGATCACATGCACCCTTGTAGCCGAGATTACTTAGAAGTAATGTTAGAAAATCAAGAATACCATGAAGGATTTCCTGAAACACACATGGCTCAACCTATGTCTAGTATGGTGGCAAACGATCATATATGGAGTGCTTTTAGAGACAAAGTAAGGTATGACTTTGCCAAAACTATTGGTGCGCAACATAATGCTTTAATAAACTACTATCCGCCTATGGGTCACGTAGGTTGGCACACTAATTGGAATGCCAATTGCTATCAAGTATTGTTTACATGGTCAAAAAATGGTGATGGTTACTTTAGGTATTATGATCAAAGTCAAGATAAGATTATAACTGTACAAGATAAACCTGGTTGGCAAGCTAGGCACTATTATTTTGGACGTAAAGATGAGCCAGAGCATCATTGTTGGCACTCTGCATGGGCTGGATGTGATCGTATTACATTGGCATATAAGTTTATTAATGGTAGCAAAATCAATTATCTTGATGAGACTGCAAGATTGTTGAGAGATCATTTAATAGAAGAAATGGAATCTGAGGAATAAATAATGGGTAAATTACTTTCTACATTCGTTAGTACCGAAGGCAGCATTTTAAATGGACAGTATTGTGAAATACACGCCAATATAAAAGAAGAGTATTTCTATATCAAATGGTTTACACCAGATAAGAATGAATTTTATAGACTAGAGTTTCTTGGTAAGTCTTTACATGACGTTGAAGAACATGCAAACAATTGGCTGGTTGCCTCAGAGGTTCTATCATAATGTTTACTGTTGATATGGTAGATGATGAGTCTCGCATAACATTGCTAGATGAGACTGGGGAGTTAGATGACGTTATAGTCAATATCTATGATGATTATTGTCACATAATACAGCACGATGATACCACTGGTAGGACTGATGTTATTACTATGACATCACTACAGTATTGGGAGCTTATGCATGCTTGGAATAAATCGACTGGTGCATACAAAACTACCTAAAAATAAGTGTTGACAAACTCTTTCAAATCGTTTAATTATAATGTATAAGTTAAACAGAAAGAGAACCAATGCTAGTTCAAACCACAATGACTGAAAACAACAAAATGTGTTACAGCCTTGAAGCGCGTGGCACTAAGTATGAAGTTGTTAATGATCGTGACGGCTTCTATGCTGTTTGGTCTAAGCGTAATAGCTTGACAAATACTCAGCTAGTTCTTATGACTTTGAAAGAAATGAAGTCACGTTCTAAAGCTCTTAATCACTTAGCAACTCTTATCGAAATGGAGGTATGATATGTATGACGATAACTTATTTTCAGATTTTCACAAAGAAGTCTATGGCTTCCGCCCTCGTGGTGTAATCATGGATAACTGGAACTCAATGGCACCTGCTGAAAAGCAAGTTCGTTGGGATCAGCTTTGCGAAGAAATGCATGAAGAAGAAACAAGGAGATTGAAATGCTAGAACAGTATGAAAATGAAATCAAAAAGTTAGAAAAATATCTAACTACGTTCTATGGTAACAC